TATTCTTTCTGCTATTAATGTTGGTAAGGTTAAGTCTGACGAAGAACTTGAAGAACTTTGTGATCTTTCTGTTCGTGGTCTGGAAGAACTCATCGACTACCAAAAGTATCCTGTAAAGGCAGCAGAACGCGCTACAAAGGCGCGTAGATCCCTTGGAGTAGGTTTTATTGGTCTGGCACACTATTTGGCAAAACTTGGATTCAACTATGATTCTCAGGAAGCTTGGGATGCTGTAAATAGTCTTTCTGAATCATTCCAATATTATCTTCTGAAAGCATCGAATGAGATTGCTAAGGAGAAGGGTTGGTGTACTGATTTTGGTCGCACAAAGTATGCTGATGGTATTCTGCCAATTGATACATACAAGAAGGATGTAGACGAAATTTCAAACCTAGAGTTGCAACATGATTGGGAAAGTCTTAGAGCATCTATCTTGGAACACGGATTGCGACACAGCACATTGTCCGCACAGATGCCATCGGAGAGCAGTTCCGTTGTGTCAAATGCAACCAATGGAATCGAACCACCAAGAGATTACTTGTCCGTTAAGAAGTCGAAGAAGGGAACACTCAAACAGATTGTACCGCAATATCAAACTCTTAAACACAATTATACTTTACTGTGGGATATGGAGTCCAATCGTGGTTATATTAATATTGTTGCTATGATGCAAAAATATTTTGACCAAGCAATAAGTGGTAACTGGAGTTATAACCCAGAGAACTATCCTGACAATGAAGTTCCTGTATCTGTAATGGCAAATGACTTTTTGAACTGTTATCGCTATGGTTGGAAAACAGCATACTATCAAAACACTTATGATATTAAAACTGATGAAGTAGTTGAGGAAAAACCTAATCTTCAATCACTCCTTCAAGAACTTTCTGGTGCTGAAGAGGAAGATTGTGAAAGTTGTAAAATTTGACGAAAGTGTAAAAACCTATTATTATAAATAGTAATAGGTTTTAATAATTCTTATGTCGGGTTGCATCTATCTAATAACCAATAAAATTAATAATAAAAAATATGTTGGTAAAACCATAAAATCTTTATCAACAAGATTTTATAACCACTTGTATGCTTCTAAAAATGGTTCAACAACTTACTTTCATAAAGCATTAAGAAAGTATGGTGAAGATAATTTTATTATTGAGGAATTAGATAGGTGCGATATTGATATTCTTGGTAAAAAAGAAATTGAGTGGATTTCTTCATTAAAACCAGAATACAACCAAACTCTTGGTGGTGATGGTGGAATTCTTGGATACTCTCATACAGAAGAAACAAAGGAACTTTTATCGTCAAAAAGAAAAGGAAAATTTCTTGGAGAAGAAAATCCATTCTATAATAAAACACATACAGAAGAACAAAAGAAGAACTGGAGTAAAATGAGAAAAGGACAACCATCTCCTTGTGGATTTTTTGGAAAATCGCACAAAGAAGAGAGTAAAAGTAAAACATCTCAAACACTCAAAAATAATCCAAATGTAAAAAGAACAAAAGTATTTCAGTATGATATTGAAGGAAACTTTTTAAGAGAGTTTCAATCCATTAGTGATGCTTCTAAATTTGTAGGAACAACTCCTTCTAATATTAAATATACTTGTGAAGAAAAATTTAAGCACTGCAAAGGATACAAGTGGAGTTATGAAAACTAAATATCTAAAAACCAATAAGAAATGAAAACATTTCAAGAATTTATTGCAGAGGCAAAAAGATTAAAGTTTGTAAAAATGTATCACGGAACTTCTGCATCTTCTGCGGATAAAATTAAAAAATCCGGGTTTAATACACCAGAAGTTTATACTTCAACATCAAAAGAAACTGCAAAATCATTTGGACAAAGAAAGGGCGAGGATACTAAAGTAATATCTTTTAGGGTTCCTAAAAAAGATATTAAAGATAAATCTCCAGGAAAAGTTGTAAAAACAGATGGGCAAAGAGGAACAGATAGATGGGGAAGGCAACATTATTCCTCTACTATGGATAGTGACTATGCAAAAAAACATATATCAAAAGAAAAGCAAGGTGTAATTGATTCGCCAAAAATTCCTAAAAAATATCAAAGTTTATTACCAGCAAATAGTAGATTTAAGAGAAGAACAAAAACACAACCAAAGAAAAAATCATAAAATAGACAAAACCATAATCTTGGAGTATGATGAAAATCAAATATTTTTTAGAGGTAAATAGAATGTGTGAGTTAAGTTCAGTAGAGGAGGGAGAGTGTGAATCCTGTGCAGTTTAAAATTTCTTCAACAGAGGAATCAACACAGATTAAAGGTATGACAGTTTTTAATACTGAGCAAGTGAATACTAAAAAGCAACCTATGTTTTTTGGTAAACCTTTGGGGGTTCAAAGATACGACTCATACAAATATCCAGTCTTCGATAAACTCACAACACAACAACTAGGATACTTCTGGAGACCTGAGGAGGTCTCCCTCCAGAAGGATCGTGGTGATTATCATATGCTTCGCCCTGAACAAAAGCACATCTATACTTCTAATTTGAAGTATCAGATCATGCTTGACTCGGTTCAGGGTCGCGGTCCGGGTATGGCATTCATTCCATATTGCTCACTTCCCGAACTGGAAGCATGTATGGAAGTGTGGGGATTCATGGAAATGATTCATAGTCGCTCTTACACATACATTATTAAAAATGTTTATTCTGACCCTTCGGTGGTATTTGATACTATCATTGGCGACGAGCGCATTCTAGAGCGTGCTGAGAGCGTTACAGAGTCCTATAATGACTTTATTAACTCTGCTCATTTTTATGGTGTTTCTGACCAATGGAAACATCGCCTTGAGGGTGTTGAATATGCAAAAGATTCCCTGAAAGAAGTTAAGCGTAAACTTTATCGTGCGGTTGCTAATGTGAATATTCTTGAGGGTATTCGCTTTTATGTTTCATTTGCTTGTAGTTTTGCTTTTGGTGAACTGAAGCTTATGGAAGGTTCTGCTAAGATTATTTCTTTGATTGCCCGTGATGAGAATCAGCATCTTGCTATTACTCAAAACATTCTGAACAAGTGGCGCGATGGTGATGACCCTGAGATGAAGCAGATTGCTAAGGAAGAAGAAGAGTGGGTATATGCTATGTTTGACCGTGCCGTAAATGAAGAGAAGAAGTGGGCAGATTATCTGTTCAAAGACGGTTCTATGATTGGTTTGAATGATAAACTTCTTCAGCAATATGTTGAGTGGATTGCCAATCGCCGTATTAAAGCAATTGGTCTGAAGCCTCAGTATGATATTGCTGCCAATAACAATCCTCTTCCTTGGACACAGAACTGGATTTCTTCTAAAGGACTTCAGGTAGCACCACAAGAAACAGAAGTAGAGAGTTACATTGTTGGGGGTATCAAGCAAGATGTCAAAGCAAACACATTCTCAGGATTCCAGTTGTAAAGGAAATTGCAAATGCGACTGTATTACAGTTGAAGATTCTTTAGAGATGTATAGAAAAGCAGCAGAATGTGATGAGTATTTGTTTGGAGATTATGACTATTGTAAAGAATGGGTAGGTATAACTACTCTGGATGTATAGATAGAGGAGCGTTATAACTCCTCTTTTTTCTAATGATTGGTCTTACGGATATCTTCACACTCAAAGCACGACTTGATAAACTCAAGCATCATATCGACAGAGAAAATGCAACGCCACATGAGAAAGAACTTGCTCATAAATATCTGAGCAAAGCTATTGACTATGTGAATGAGTTGCAGTTATACTAGTGATGAAATCTATGACAATCCCTGGACTTACAATGGCGAGGTTTTTACTTCTAGCGATATTGGGGACTACTTTGGGTTTGTTTATCTCATTACCAATCAGTCACAATAATCCAAAAACTATAATAGAACTAATTAACAATAAAGATTAGTCCTTCCTTTAATTGTTTCTTATATTTTTGGTGTCCTATTTTCTTTTCTTTTAGATAAGATACAACACTTTCCCAAGTATTTTCTCCATCACTCACTCTTACATTTTTTGATGTTGTGAGTGCTTTTTTATGTTCTTCAGTAAGTTTTTTTCCATACATAGGATTTCCTTCACCTTTATACATTTTACTAAACTTTTCACGGACTTCTGGTTTATATACTGGATTGTATGATTTGTCTTTCATCTTTTCACTTCTCATATCGCAGAACTTATCGTTTCTCATAACGACTTCATAAATTCCTGCCCTTTCACTTACAAAAAATCTTCCTTCAATATTTGTATTATAATAATCATCAGTCATTAGAACATCTCTTTTAAATTGTTCCATAGTTTCATAATAAGACATTGATTTTTTATGAGGACATAGGTAGAGTATTTCTCTCAAAAACTTATCTTCACCAAGAAGTTTTACATCTTCATTTAATTCATCACAAGATCCAAAATATTTTTTCCAATCACTTTCTTTTGTTTTTCTTCTACCAGTCTTTTTATCTTTTCTCCTTGTCCAAAAAGATTTTTTACCAACATATTTTCTATCATTTGTTAGATTTGTTATGAGATAAACAAATCCTTCAATTCCTTTAGGAGCCTCTATGAATTCGTTTTCGTTATATCTCCAAGACATAAAAATACTTTCTACCATAAAAATATTTATAGTGAAAGTATTTTTGACTCATATCAATAACTTTATTATAAATAGTTTGACAGACTTTTGGAAAGAAGATGAGGACATTCCAAGAATTTATGGATGAATGTTATTGTATTCAGGAAACATCACTGAATAGAATTCGTTCTAAATCAGAGAAAGGTGGAATGGCTATCCTGTCTGGACAGAGAGGAGATAAGTCTTCCAAAGAAAATAAAGAAAGAAGCAAGAGAACTGAAAGAAGGATTCGTGGTGCTGGACTTCCTGGGCCAACAAAAGTTTCTGGAAGATACACAGAGAATCCTGGAACTCCACAAGAGAAAAAGGTGGGAGAGAAGTCCCATGTAGTTTCTTCTGGTAAGATGGGTAAGAGGAAGTTCAAGAAGACAGTTGAAAAATTGGGCACAGAGGCTGGACTTAAGCACAAAAAGAATGTAAAATCGGGTTCAAGCAAAGATGATCAGGACTCAGTTTTAATCCAACGCAAGAAAGGTGGATCTGCTACACTCAAAGGAACTTCCAAAACATCTTGGCCAGGTAAGGGTAAGAATGTTAAAGTAGGGAAGATGAAACCAGGACGCACTGGTGAATTTGATACCAAAGTGAAAAACAAAACATTTACTTATGAAGAAGACTAAGTTTCCATTTCAGCATATTGTTTTAGAAGACAAGAAAGAAGTCTGGGTTCTTTGTGATAGTGCTATTACTGCTATGGGGATTGGTTCTATTGTTAAACAGTTTTATCCTGGATATACTCCTCACATTGCTTCTAAAGATTATTTCTCAGAACTATCTAAACCTTGAAAAATTACTATGAGCCTCTTTCGAAACTTAAAAAAGATTTGGAAAATTATGGAAAGGGGGTATTCAGACGGACTATCCTCTCCCTCCACAAAACAAAAGGAAAAACCAATTTTGAAGAAACCAGACAACTCTTTGTCAACGGAGTCCTCACAGAAAGCCTTGACACAGGAGAACCAGCGTTCTATAATAGCAACATCCTCAACAGATACTTCCGAAAGGATTACTATGAATACAAAGATTGAACCTGTTGCCCAAATTCGTAATTGGTCAATTGAAAGGATTCATAAACTCTCTGAGGGTAACATAGAGTCTCAATTTGATGCTGTTGCCATTGCAGAAGAATTTGGTGAATGGATTGATTTGCCTGTCGGTAAACATGAATTAGAATATCTTTGTCTCGAAGATCAAGATTTTGGCGAACAAGAAATTGATACACTATAAATAAAATCTGTAATTAAAATTTATATAAAATGACTGAACAACAAGAACACCTTACTAATCTTTTAAATCAGCGCCAACAACTTGCTGCTGAGATTGAAAAACTTCAGGGACAATCTTCATCTGCAAGAGAAACTTTCTTCAAGGTACAAGGTGCCATTGAGTATCTTGCACAGATTGGAGTAACTCTTCCAGAACCAGAAGTCACAGAAGAAACCGAAGAAGCACCTGCCGAAGAAACCGCAGAGTGATTTGACAAAACCGACCTTCTATCTTATAATATGAAGGTCCACTAATGACTCAATAGCTCAGTTGGATAGAGCAACTGCCTTCTAAGCAGTCGGTCGTAGGTTCGAGTCCTACTTGAGTCGCCAGGGGAATTAGCTCAGTTGGTAGAGCATCGCCTTTGCAAGGCGGGTGTCAGGAGTTCGAGTCTCCTATTCTCCACTTGACAATCTAATACTTATGTGTTATGATTGTCTTATATG